AGTAATTTAATAAAAAAATGGCAAACAAGCAAGCTATAGTATTTGAATTTAGAGAGGCTTTAAATGAGCAGCTAACAAAGAGGTTTGGAGAAAGCTTTACCTTAAAAGATATGATATATCATCTTTCTGAATACGGGTGTATTCCTCCTAAAGTTTTAAGAAACTATATGATGATAAAAGATTTTGATAAATTTATAGTTGAAAATAGGGGTCATGTTGGAAATACATTTATTGATTTATCAATAAAGTATGATATATCTGAAAAGCAAGCAAAAAATATAGTTTACAAACAGCGAGAAAAATTCAATCCAAACAAGAATATTAGAACTCCTGGGAATCCCATATAACTATAGCTCCTTCTTTAGCCCAAAACTTTCTCGCATGAACACTATGAACCTTACAGTCTTCAGATAAAATAGCATCCAAAACTGCTTTGATTAAATTATCTATATCTGGCTTCTGGTCATGAAAATCTTTTTCTTTTTCTTTCTTCTTTTTATTGCTCCAAGACTTTGGCATAGGCAAATGAAACTCTATATATAATGTTTCATTTATTGAAATATTGTTTTCACCAAATAAACGAATCAATTCTGTTTTAAAACCCCAATACTTAGTTACGCATGGTCTTTTTTTCCAAGCATCACTTCTGGTCATACGAGGTTTAGATACTGGAGTTATCTTTAGTTTTTTCATTTTCTTCTTTTTCTTTAGCCTTCATCATGTTGTTAATACCCTGCATAAGACCCCTCCCTATAATATCTTTAGTTACAATATTTTTGCAACCAGAACACTTGTAATGCTTTTTGGTTTTATACCAAGACCTATTACAGCAAGATGTTTTTTTTATATCATCATCCTTTATAAAGTGCTTATCAAACTCTTCTCTGTTAAAATGACCCGTATTAAATGAAACATCCTTACTATCCTTCATCCTTTATTTTTTCTAATTCAAACTCTAGGTGTGCTATAGCTTTAGTTAGACAATCTACAGGAGTATCATGCTTATGGTATGCCCTAAGAATGTAAGTGGTCGCTGTGGCAAGATGATAGGGAAGATTAAAGTTATCACAAACCTTACGAGCCTCATTCTGGCACTCTACTATCACTAAAATCATCCATAGTCGTTGATGTTAATTTATATTCATACCCATTCCTATCTTTCTCGTAGTAATATTTATTGTGCTTTGTCATACTTTAACTCCCTTTTGGTTTAATGTTTTGTCTGCCTCAATTTCTTCTACTGGTTTTAATAAAATTTCAAGATTATAAGAGCCATCATAAACAACCCCAACAACTCTTTGAACACCCTCTTTTTCTATCATTTCCACATGCTCTTTTAGTGAAGATTTAATAAAAGTTCCTCCAGTAGCATTACCGTTTACGCTAAGGTCAACAAAAGCTCTAATCTCCTGCTCGTTTTGTTTTTCTTTCCAAAATTCATCTTTATTACTCATTTTTATTTTTTTTATTTAATTCAAGTATTGTTTTCAAATCTTCATCAGTCAATTTTTTTCTAGCCCCCCTATATTCATGGTCATTATATAAAAGCTTAACCTCCCTAATCCTTTCTTTAGAGTCGTACTTAACAATCCACCTCCTTTTACTGTTAGGACTCTTTCTTATAATATCTAATATTGACATAGTGCAATTATACAAAAAATATTTTATATAGCAAGCTTATAATCTTTATTTTTATAATAACTATTATTTACTGATTCTCCAAGTTCATTATACCTACCATTTTGCATGTTATATTGAAACACAGCCTCTCCTATCTCCCCTATGTGTCTAAATTTAACTTTTTGGACATAAACATGACTTAGACCAGTTTCAAAATTTCTATAAACAGTTATCCCATTATCTACTTGATTATAAAAGTTAGCAGAACCAGCTATATCATATAGAGTTGGAACTTCATATTGTCCATTATCTTTCTTTTGCATTTTCCTTGGGTGTGCAACTAGAAATATATGAATATCATATTTTTGTTTAAATATAGTTAGTTTAGTTAAAAACTCATTTATATATTGCGTTTCACTTTGAGAGCCAAACGGAGCACTAATTTTATTGTAAGGGTCAATAATTAATCCTTTAATACCATGTCTTTTAATTAATCCTGCTGCTGATTTCAATATAGCATCAATAGTAAAAACATCTCCATCAGGTCTAATCCAATTAAAATTTTCTGATATAAAGCTCTTGGCACTCCTTAGTTCTTCTCTTGACATTCTTTCATACATGTTTAAATCCCTAAAAGATTTTCCTATAAACTTTTCTGCTAAAACAGAGAAGTGTAATTGTAAGGGATAGTGTTCAGGAGAAAAAACTCCAAACTTCCAATCACTTTGAGCTGCTAATTTAATACAAACATGTTCAAGCCAATTACTTTTACCATGAGTAGGGACTCCAGTTATAACCGTTAATTGAGATGTTGTAAATGAAAATAAATTATCAAATGTTGTGTGTCCAGTAGTGTCCCCTCGTTGTAATCCATTCTTATATAAATCATCAATATCAATATCAAAACTATCTACACCTAAAACACCCTCTAAGGGATATGCTTTGGCATCATCAATAAAACTTGATATATCATTTTGCTGTTCTTGTAGAGCTTCATTAGCATCTTTAAAGTCCTTAAAGTCAACACGATAACATATATCCCTACCTAATCTTCTTGATAACTCTTCTGCAAGTTTTCTACCTGGCTCATCATTATCCGTTGCTATATAAACTTTTTTTAGATTATCAGGTAAATCTTTTATATATTCTAATTTTAAGTTTGAAGCCCCATTTGGTACGGAAACACAATTCTTATATCCTGACTCATAAAAAGATAACTTATCTACTTCTCCCTCAACAATTATAACCTCCTCACAGTCTTTTATATCATCTAAGCCATATAGAATCCTCTCAGCATCTTTAACAAGCTTAAAGTTCTTCTCAGCATCCCTGTACTTAATATTAATAAGCTCAGAGTTTTTATAATAATTAAATTGTATTGTATTTCTTTCAGATTGAACTTGTGGCATATATTCCATACCTTCACTAACCTTATTATCTATTAATGTTTTTTCAGAAATACCTCTATTAGCAAAGTATTTTATCATGCCATCACTATACTTAGATATTTTGATTAATTTTTTAGGCCTTACAAATACTGTTTTTTCCATATAATCATTTTGTTTTAGTGTTCCTTTCCATCCACAGTTGTGGCAATTCCAAATACCTTCATCTATATTTACAGATAAGCATGGGTCTGATTTCTTCTTTCTTCCGTAAGAACATTTAGGACATTTTGTTTTAACTTGCCCAGAGTTCTTTTTAATTTGTATGCCATTATCATGGAAAGTCATAGTATCATACCCTTTAAATTTCCTCCAGTAAGACCTTCACTTGTTATTTCAATAACATCATTCCAACACTCTTGATTAAGCCATGTAGTTGCATGTTTTCTGAATGTCTTATCAGGAGTTGACTTAGCATAAAGTGGTGCTATCTTAACACATTTATTACAATCATCTAAAGATAACTTTATAAACTTATCTTTTGCAGGCTTCTTAGATGTTGGCTTATCATATAGTAACCAAAATATTTCAAAAAGTTCTGTCTTTTCTTTTATTAATGTATTATTAACTGTATTATTATGTTTTAACTTTTGTGGGATAGGGTTATTAACTTTTGTTATAGAGGTCTTTAATATTCTTTTGTTACCCTCTGACTGCAAGATAGTTGAACGAACAAACCCTTTAGATATTAAATTATTTATAACTAAAGATACCCTAGTAGTTGATAATCCAAAAAACTTAGCAAAATAATTATTATTAGCATAACAACCATTATCATTATCTAACGAAT